CAGTCTACAATGACTCACTTTCCTTATCTCAGAAAAGTATGGCAGAAGAATACTGAGGCTGAGAGATTACTAGGTGTGTCACTGACTGGTATCCTGGACAACAAACTTATGGGAGAAACCAGTGAACAAACTAAAGCAATGCTTGAGGGACTCAGAGATGTTTCGGTTGCTACAAACTTACAGCTATCCACTGAGCTTGATATCCCTGTATCTGCTGCCATCACTTGTATTAAGCCTTCTGGCACTGTTAGTCAGCTTGTTGACTCTGCCAGTGGCATTCATACGAGACACAGTAAATACTATATCCGCAGGGTACGAGGCGATAAGAAAGATCCTCTATCCACGTTCATGACTGAGCAGGGTATACCGTCTGAGGACTGTGTGCTACGACCAGAATCTACTACTGTCTTTAGCTTTCCCAAGAAGTCACCAGACAATGCACTGCTGCGTGATGACTTGACAGCTATCGAACACTTAGACTTGTGGTTGATGTATCAGAAGCACTGGTGTGAGCATAAGCCTTCAGTCACTATCAGCGTTGAAGAGCATGAGTGGGTTGAAGTAGGCTCATGGATTTGGAAGAACTTCGATGATGTCAGTGGTGTTAGCTTTTTGCCATATGACGGAGGGACATACAAACAAGCACCCTATGAAGAGTGCAGTGAGGAGGAGTATAAAGAACTGTTGCACAAGATGCCTAAGAGTATTGAGTGGGACAGTCTCATCGAGGTTGATGACAATGTGGAGGGAGTACAGACACTGGCTTGTACAGCAGGAGTGTGTGAGATTTAATCCTTCTTATTATTAACTAGATCAAACAAGGCGCGAACTTTCTCTTCTAACACGGAGATTCTCGCGCCTATCTCTGCCTTCCAGGTTATTGCTAAGAACACTACGATAAGGAGACCTGAGATTATCTCCCAGAAGTTGATAATGAACTGCTCCATTACTTTAAATATGTTTCAAAAAATTGTTCATTTCTGTCTTTAACTTCTTTAACTTCTCCTTTATCATTTTCAAAATATCTTTTATATTCTTTTCTAGCGGTAGCCATATCACCTTTTAATACTGCCTCTGTAAACTTAGGAAAACTTTTTAAACTTCCTAAATTAAACGTAAAATCAAGAAACATTTCTTTTTGCTTTTGATTGAGAGTATCGTAATCTATCGGTTGTTCCATCTCATACTCTTTATAGTTTGTCTTTAAATCACTCTTTAACATCTTCTCGTACTTAATTAAATCTTCTCTAAATATTTCTTTTACTTGTTCTTTTGTTAGAGTGTCTAAATCAAAACCATAAACAGAATTACTATCTATTTCATCTTGAGTAAGTTTATGCCCTAGTCCTACTGTATCAAGACCACCTTCAGGAGATTCATATCTAAAAGGAGTTTTACCTTTACCTGTTTTATATCCTTCAACTCTTTCTATGTAATTTATAAATCGATCATCTACAGGATCTACTATCTGTGCTTGTCTTGACATTAACACTTCAGTCTCAGGCTGAGATATTACATTACCAAACGCATCATAGTTAACTGGAGCGTTCTCTATTACATCTGACGCAGCAGCCTCAGAGACAATAGAAGGTAAAGAACTTTGTCTGTCTCTGTAAGAATCTATCTCCCTAGCTAGTGCGCTTAAAGTAGCAGTATCTGCTCCAGCAGCAGCTAAGTCAGCATACTCTTTTTCTAATGTCCTTACTATTTCTGTAGGCGCGTTGTTAGAAAGTAGTTCGTCTAGGTCTAAAACTACAGGTTCTATTTCGATAGTGTTTACTCCTCCTTGTCCCTTATATGGCATATCCATGCCACCAGAGTCAAGAATACTTCGTCTTCTTTGCTCTGTCTCAGCTTGTTGTAACATCCTTCTTTCTTCGTTTGCTCTTCTTTCTATCGATATGTTGTTTTTTACTAACTCTTCTCTTCTTCTTCTATCTTCTTCTATCTTAGCATCATACAGTCTTCTTTCTAAAGTGGATTCACCAAAACCTCGATCTTTAGGTGCAGCAGCGTCTTCCCGGTCTCTAATGTTCTGCTCTATTTGTAATTGATTTAAACGATACTCATCAAGAGGATCAGGGATCGCCCCTGCTAGTACCTCTGCGTTACTGAGCATTCCTTGAGGTTTGTTTCCTACGCTGTATCCTCCGTATCCTCCTACCATCCCTGCTGTTTGATTGTTGCCATAGGAATTAATATTGTTACTGAGAGAAGTTGCCGGGGGTGGATTACTACCGTAGTAGTACGCATACTCACGAGGAGTAGCCTGACCAGCCTGGGCTTGTTTATTGCTTGCTGTCACATAATCTATCATGGCTCTGTTTTCTGCTGCTGTCCTAGATCCCATGCCAACATTTTTTAATCTGTCTACAAGGTTTGTTAACAAATCATCAAACGGATTAGCCATTACTGATTCTCCTCTTCTGCCATCTCAGTTATACGTTGAGCTGCTCCTACTTGACTAAAGGAATTAGACGGAACGGTTTGAGCTGCTTTCTTAGCTAAACGACTTGCTTGTCCTGTTAACTGTGCTGCCTCTCCTACAAGTCTAGGAGAAGCCATTGCAGCTGCTATTGCTGCACCAGGAGTGAGAAGACCTGCCAGGCTTCCAGTAGCTGCGCCATATCCTACACCTCCTGCACCTACGATTCGTCCTAGCATTCCTTTAGGAGTCATAGATGACATGTCTTGTCCTGCTATCTTGTTTATAAATTTATTACCGCCTATTTTTTCTAGTTCCTCAGCAAGCGTAACTCTTCTGCCATAGTTAGTCTGGACATTATCTCTCATGATTGATAACAGTTTTCTTAAAGCAGTGTCTGGGTTTGTTTTACTTCCTTGAACACTTAAAGTTTTCTTTAACTCTTTCATTGCTTCAGCAGCTTTACCGTATTGTTCCATCACTCCGATGTAGTCAGGAGCAACTTCTTCAATAGCCTTAACTACAGCTTTTCTAACAGTCTCTGCGTGTGTCTTACCACCTGCTGTTGAAGCAGCTTCGCCTATTTCTGCTATTGCTTGTTTAAGTTGATCCATTTGAGCTACGGTACTGTACCCCATTTCCTTTGCTTGTTTTACTTTCTGAACTAAACTATTAATCGTATCCATAGAACCATCGGAGAGTTTGTTAGCATTCTTTGTTATTTGGTTTAATGCGTAATCTATCTTGTTATACATCACCTCTATACCTGACTCAGAAAGTTCTTTCATTCCTGCTTCATAATCAGCGTTCTTTTTTTGCCTTAGTGTTTCAAGATTAGCAAGAGCATCATCAAGTATTAATATCGGATCCTCTCCTTTCATGTTATCTCTAAACTGTTTTAAAGCTGATCCGCCTTCTGCTCCAGCCTCATACGCTTTCTCGATAGATTTTCTACCTACTCCAGACGTAAGGCTAAGAATAGCCGGTGCTGTAGCTCCTGCAACTTTTGACACTCCTTTACCAACAAGAGGAGCAACAGCCACTACCGGGTCTAGCTTAGGCGCTACATCTGCTACAGCTTGCGCTCCCTTAGCTAGTTTGCTCCCAGTGGCAGCAGTCTTAGCAACAGTAACAGCGCCACCAGTAAGAACAACAGAAGCGTCTGCAAGTATGCTGGCAGGGTCTTCAGCTAACGCTCTTTTAAAACCATCCCAGGTTGTGTATTTCTCAGCAAGCTGGTTAGCCACAGCGTCAAACATTTGTTCAGAGTCTTCTCTGCTTTCTACATCAATACCGAGGTTGCGTAATCCTTTTCTTAGACCACCTCCTATAACCTGACTCAGTGTTACTGTAGTGTCTATAGGATTAGTTACAGCTTCAAATAGATCACCAATTAACCTAGCTGACGATGCAGGTAGATTACGTCCAGCCTGAGACAAGGCTTGGTCAAACCTCAGCTCTTGTGGTGGCTGCTCTTCTGGAAACTGTTCTTCTGGTAGTTGCTCTTCTGGAAACTGTTCTTGACTTTCTCTTTCTTCTATTTGTTGTTGTTGATACAACCTAGCAGCAGCTTGTTTTATTTCTTCAGGTTTAGCATCCGCTGGTCCTTCAAATGTTATGACTTTACCGCTGCTGTGTCTTACTGAATATTTAGCCATTTTGTTTTTTCCTGTTATTCGACACTAATGATTTCAAACTCTTCTGGTGATACTGTCACCCCGGACATAGGTCTAACCTCACCGATTAACTCATAAACACCTGCTATGTTCCTTCCCTGGGTGCGTGTGAATTCAGCGTTCCTTCTGTACCCTTTCTGAGCTATTTCTAATTGAGCTGCTAACATCTTTTTGGCTGTGTCCTCATCTGTTAATTCTGTAACAATGTTTTTCCTAAAGTTTTGAATCTCAGCATCAGTCAACGCAGATCCGTACAATTTATTTCTTACCATCGCCAAGAACTCATCATATTGAGTCCACCACAAAACTGAATCTTGAACCTGTTCTACGCTTTTACCTGTGGCTCTTGCAACAGCTCCTGGAAACTTTTTAGCTTGGTTAAGATAAAACCTAGATAACTGAAAATAACTAAGATCGGCTGTTTTATTAAGTCCTTTAAACTTGTTTATGTGTGCAGCGTCCTCTTTAAACTCAGTCATTGTTTTATCTGTTAGGTAATCTCCTTTGTCTTCCTCATTTAATTCTTTTTCTATTTTTGCTATGTCAGCCTTTGTCTTGTTTATATCTGCAAGTGTTTTTTGTTCATCGAGTCTAGCTTTCTCTGCGTCTTGTCGTGTTTTTATTTTCTTTGCTGTGATAGCTTTAGCTTGTTCCATTAATTGATACGCTTCACGAGGGTAGCCTGATTGCCCCAACTCTTGAGACATTTTAGCAATAACGTCAGGATTAGATATATCTTGAGACTCATACTTTTTAAGTATCTGATTCATGACGGTGGATCTTTCCATCTCAGGAGAAGGAGACTCACCAAACAGTCTAAGATTTCTTAAACTCTCCCCGGTTTCGACACCAGCCCTGGCTAGTCCTGCGTACATTCCTAAACCTGATCCAGCGTTAGACAATCTATTTCTGTAGTCTAACCTGGCAGCTTTTTCTTGCTCTTGTCTTTTTTGGTATTCTAACTCTTCAGGAGTAGGTCCAAAAATATCCATTAAATTAGTAGCCATAATTATTCCTTAATATGAGGTTTGACCAAACATCAAACCAGGTGTTGACATACCTGCTGAGTAAGGGACCGCTTGACCTCCTCCAAAACTACCACCGCCAAAGCCAGGAACACCTCCGCTAAACAATCCACCTATCTTATCTATTCCTCCCTTAACAAGACCTCCTACGTCTTCCATTAGCTCTTTATTTTTAAGCAATCCAGTAGTTACGTCATACTTGTTTTGTGCTTGAGCCATAGCGACCTTACCTTGATTTAAGGCTGCGTCTTGTAACGCATCAGCACCGTACTGTTGCCCGGTCATGGCAGTTGCTCCAGCGTTTAATCCCATCTGGAATGGTTGTTGAGCTAGTTCTTCTAGTTTAGCTTGCTCACCTAAATAACTCTGATAAGGAGCAAGAGAACCTTGCATTAAGTCGTACCCGGTTCCTAGAAGACCAGAAGCCTTGTCTAGCTGTTGCGTACCGAAGTTAATTCTGTCTTGAACAGCAAGGTCAGCATTCGCTAAAAGCTGTAAGTCTCTTCTGTTTCTACCTTCTTGTAGTGCCTTCAACATTGGATTACCACCAGCGCCTACACTTAAACCAGTAGTGCCTCTACCAAAACCTTGAGCAAGTAATCTTTGTTCTGCTTCAATATCGTAAGGTCTTAGAGCATCCATCTGTTGTTGCATATAAGTTTGTCTCATTTGGTCTGGTGTTTCACCAAGATAACTTTGTCCTAAGTTAAACAAACCCTGAGCAGGTGCGCCATACTGTTGAGCAAAAGGAATTGCTTGTTCAGCAGAAGACAATCCTGACTGCTTCATTTCTTCAAATCTTGCCTGGTCAGCGAGCACAGAATCCGAGGCAGTGTAGCCAGCTTCTGTTAGTTGTCCAGTGGTAGGGTCAACCTTGTAGTTAGATTGACCATAGAGTGTCTTGACATCGACAGGTCTAAAGAAACCTTGTTGACCAGCTTGTCGCATCCGGGCAGCGTACTGAGCAGCGCTTTCATTGGCTTGCTTACCAAGTTGTTTGTTTGCGCTGTACTGACCTATAGCACTACCAGCCATTGATAAGGCAGGATTCCCTGTTGCCATTCCTGCTACTTGCAAAGCTGGTCCTGCTACTTTTGCTATGCTCGAAAACATTCCCATCTCTATATCCTCTTTAAATTAAGCTGTACGCTTCCACATATAAACTACGATGTACGGTTGTAAGTTTTTACCTGTTGCTGATTCACCTGCGCTGGCTATTGTTGTTGTGGTTTCAGTAGTTATGTTTGCAGTTGCTGATCCAGACTGAACACCGCTTCCTGACAACAAAGCATCTCCACCAGTACCAGAAGCACCTAATCCTCTAGCAACACTGTGTGTATGTCCAGAGTCTGTAGACGTTGAGTTTGAACTAGCTGCGTGAGTATGCGTAGGTATAATTGCATCTTTAGTACCACCTGTTTCTTCTACAGTGTTAAAGTCTGAGTCAGCAGCGTTTAAACCTACTGGTACTTTACCTGCTCCAAATGCTGCCCAAGTACCGAAGCCTAACAAGGTAGCAGGATTAGTAGCTACAGCAGCGTTCATATAAATAGAACCAACAGGATACGCACCAACTAAAGCAGACTGAACAAAAGCTGTAGTAGCTATTTGTGTGCTAGATGTTCCTGTAGATGCTGTAGGTGCTGATGGTGTACCAGTAAACGTAGGACCATTTAGATCAGCTTTAGATGTCACAGCAGATGCAATAGCTGTATACTCTGCGTCTATCTCTGATCCTTTAATAATCTTACCTGCGTCACCACTACTTAATCCGTCTTTTAATGTAAAGTTAGTTGCTTTTGTATAATCAGACATAATAATCCCTAAACTGTTTTACCTGCTTTAACATAAATATCTATCTTTTGTATTGACAATGGACTTTGATTTATATCTGCTTCAAACCCTAATTGCATAATAGAACCTGAACCACCTAAGTTACTGTTTACTTCTTCAAGAACTAAACCACTAGAGTATTCAGCAATAGCGTACTCACCAATGTTGTACTCATAAACAGAACCAGTTCGTAGTTGCTTAGTTATTGATCGATATGAGTTAATGTAATCAAAACCATACTTTAATGCTACGTCTTGACCGACACCACCTACCACTACAAAGTTACCTTTCTTTAAGAACTTCATAGTTGTTGGACTACCTAAGTCAAAGTAGTTAGTGTAGTAACGTAGTCTGTACTTTGCTGTGTCATCTAAGAACCCAAAGTATTTACCTAAGTAACCTTCTTTACCTAGAAGAAGATCGCCTGTATAAGTGACATGTAAGGCGGTGGGTTCAATGCTATCCCAGATAGTAACCCTTGCTGCACCATTCTGTAGTCTACCTCGCAGATCAAAACAAAATACATACTTAGATGTCGGTAGCGTTAAAATATAAAAAGCATCTTTAGGATAGTAAGCTGCTTTAATCTTTTCTTTATTAGATTCTGAATCTACATAGGCAACTAAGTCATCTCTAACATTAAACGATATGTCATTAATCGGTGCTGACTTTTCCTGAATAACACGAGCAATACTTCTAACTCCTGTGTCAGACAAGAACATAACATCCGTACCTGTATTGACAATACTGTCTCTAGCAATACATCCTACGTTAGCTACTAAGTCTACTAATTCTAATTCAGTAACATCAATAGGATTATCGTAAACAGCAATGTTTCTTTTACCAAATATAATTAAGAAACCATTGTGTGCTGCTAGTCCTACTATCTCGTCTCCGTTAGGAAACACATCAATCAATGACAAGTAACCTGAGTCACCTGTTGCTAGGTTAGTACCGTCTAGTAACGCACTAAAGTATAGTGTTTGTTTATCGTTAACAATGTCAGCCCACCATGTTCTACCATACGCACCTATAACTACATTAGGCTTAAAATCACTAGCAGAAGCGTAGGTGGTAGGTACTGAGCCAGCATCGCTAAGTAAGTTAAAACCATAAGCACCTGTGTGTGCATGACTAGCTCCTAGTTTGTGATAGACTAACGGTAAATGTCCTGCTTGTGCTAAGTAAGCATGAGGACTAATATCCGGTCCTTCACCGAACACAATACTAGCACCCATCCAATCGTTACCTGTGATGCTGTATGCTGTTGTACCTGTCCCTGCTGCATTAGATACTGTAGTATTAACTGCTGTTACTAATGTACTTGCTCCACTAGCTCTGGTAAGTATTTTATTATTACCAGCACATAGCGTTACATCTGTCTCAGGTATGTTATAAATAAACTCGATATCATTAGTACCTAGATCAGAGTTAGTAGAGCTGTTTACTTTCTGCCAGCCTCGTCTAGCACCTATACGACCAAACTTATCTATGACACAGTTGTATGCTTCTAGTGCATAGCCTGATGCAAGATCAACACTACTTTCCTGTGTGTTAATACCAAGAAAACCTGGTGCTGATATTGTTGATGATTGTAATCGACCAGCCATTAGACTTGATGCCAGACGTATTCGTCACTGTATCTACCATTCTCAATAGCTATATGATCTGCTAAAGACAAGTCAGCCATTGCAGTAGCTTCTTGTGCCGCTAGTCCACCGTCTTCACCTCGTTCTGCTACAGCCATTGCATAAGCATATTTAAGTACAGGCTCTGAAGGAACTTTAAGTACATCTGCTCCTGCGCTTAGTGATGCCTGTGGTTTAAATATGTTAAAAAATACATTGTAAACCCCATCAGGAATAGGAAAGATATCTACTTGCGTGTCTCCATTGGTATCTACACCGTTAAAGTTATAGTAGTACGGAGAACCTTTTTGTGGTGTCTGATTAAGAAACAAGTTATTCATTTGACTAAAAGGCATATACTCTAAGAAAAAGTTGTCCTCACTATTAATAACATCAATAACTTTAAATCGTTGTCCTGATCCTGTCATAACATAGTTAAACAAATCATCAGCAGTAGTGACTGTTAATGTTTCAGACAAAGCATTCCACTGATATGCGTCTTCTACAAATCTTTTAGCATCGTTAACAAACTTACTAATTAACTTAGAGTACGGAGTATCTGTTGTAGCAGTTACCTCGTCTTCTCTCAGTCTTATTAGTACGTCATTAACTAAATCTAAGTAGTTCATTATCTAAACCTTTTGGTTTTCTTTGCTATAGCTTTAGGCTGCTTAACAAACTGTTTACCTTTTTTATTACCTTTAGCTTTAGCTCTGTTAGTTGCTGCTTTTTCAGAAGGAGATAAACTATCCCAAGCTGCTTTAGGTAAATATCTTTTCTTACCTTTACTAGGAGAACCATCAGAAGTTTTCCATTCTTGCTTAGTCCACTTCTTTAGGCTTTTCTGTGACTTCTTCAGAGGCATTACTTATAACCTCCTCCCTTAGCTTTGTATTGCTTTGCTAACATCTGGGCTTTACGAGCAGACCACTGACCAGGATTACCTCCTTTACTGCCAGCTTTAATCTGCTCGAATAACCTCTTCCTCATTGTAGGCTTAGTATAATTACCAGCCTGATTTACCTTAGACTTTGCCTTAGGCATTACTTCTTTTTCTTTACTGGTTTCTTTTTCTTCATTGGCTTCATTTTTTTACCGTATCCGTATCCTGGCATATCTATCTCCTATGAGTGAAATTGTGTTGCTAATGATGGTTTTAATTCCATAGTTACTATGTAAGTAATCGTGCTTGATGTGCCGCTATTTTTAACACGAATTACATCGTTCTCTTTTAAATCTATCTGTAAGTCTTTTAACAACAAATACTCACCATTAGTTGCTTGTAATGTCTTAGCATGAGCTAGTGGATACTCTGTTGTTGTGTGACTGTCATACCAGTACAAGTCTGCGTCCTCATTACCAGCAGTAGCTAAGATATAAATCATATGTATCTCAGCAGTGTTCTTTGCTGGAACAGTATACATATCAACCTTTGCGCTATCGTTTGTTCTTGTTTTTACGGCTGTTACGCTTCTTGCCATGAATTATTCTTTCTATTGAGTTGACAAACCCTGCCCAGATCTCTTGTGGGCTAGGAAGTAACCACCCTAATACCAACAACAATAAGTACCACATTGGTACATTAGTATTATTTTGCACTAGGCTATCTACTTTAGATGTGTTAATGCTGCTGTCATTTTCCTTCTGACTAACATTAACATTCTCACCTTCGATCTTGGTGTTGTCTTGTTGACCTACTACCTGCTGTGTATTCTCTTTACCTACCTGAGCATTAGCATTGACATTAGTACCAGATTTACCT